TGTGTTCTGTGACATTTTTTAATCTCCTCTCATGTCAATAATTTAGTCTAGCTTAATGCTAGGGTTTTTCTTTAGGAACGCAGCCGTTACTCCGTCCACTTCTGGAACTGCTTCTGTGTTACGGCTTGGCATACCTATTGGTTTCGTAACAAATGGAAGTAGTGCCTCAGCATCTTTTCTGATTTCTTCTTCTGTACTTCCACTTAATTTATTTGCAAGCTCAAAAGGGATTCCAACTTCAAGTGCTATCCTAGTTTTTGCCGAGTCCGTCTCGTAATTACGCACCTTGTTCTCAAGGTCTGCAATAGTCTGGTCTCTTTTTGAGATTTCATCAGCGTCAGCAGTTGCCTTGTTGTTAGCATCATTGAGCGAATTGCCAAGGTCTGTAATTTGTTTTGTTAATTCCTCTGTCTTACCTTTTAGATCATCTTCTGAATAATAATTTGAGTACTTCTCCTGCCATTTCTTTTCTGCCCTGTCTAGGCGTTCTTTAATCATTGAATTTACTTCATCTTGAGTGAATGTTTTAGTTGATTCCTCAACATTGTTTAAGTTTTCCATGTTTTTGCCTTTCTCCCACTTTTTACCGTGATGGTCACGTATCGGCTTTATCTTGCTCTTTGTACTACTTCCTTATCCTCTGTGCAAACCCAATGCGCTAACATACAAGCATCCATCATTGATATATCAACTTCTTCTGTTAACGCCTCATATCCAAAACCTCCGTTTGAACCTATATTACGCTTCTGGCAATGAGTAACTACATCCGCAAGTGCTGTCTGTCCACTATGACATATTGATTCTTTGAATATTGCCTGCTCCCATTCAGCATTAGCGTGTATTATCTCTTTTACTGTCGGTAATAATGGTTTTTTTAATTTTGCATACTTCATTGCTTCAGTAAGCATTGTTTGACCATTTGAGCCGTCAATTACAACTTTAATAACACTTTGAGACTGTTCTAACCAGTCTAAAATCCAACCTATACCTTCACGTATTGAACGGTTGTCGACTAATTCAACAAACACACGTTGGTCCTTTGTCTTGATAGCAATAGCCATTGAAACGCTTCCACCATCTTTAGCAAACTTAATTCCAACAAATAACCTCTTGTTTTTAAACTGTGGATTATCCTCTTTTAAAACGCTCCATTCATTTTCAGTGATTGCTGACTGTAATGAAGTTTCATACCAAAGGCCTAGTCTCTGGATATTAAAGTCAACAATGTCATCACCTATCTCAGCCTTAATCTTACGTTCTGTAAGAACTGTTCCGAGCGAAGGATTACATTGATACCACAGTTCAATATCTTGTGGATCTGATTGATTTTCTACAGACCATTCTGCCCATCCTGCATCTTCTACAAGTCCTTCAAAGCATTCTTTTCTATACTTTACAAACTTTGTACCTGCAGAAACAGCAGTCGGCGGTGTGCCTGTAAATATAGTCTGTGGATTAGCACTATCAGAAACAACATATTTAAGTGATGATTCTTGGTCATCTTGGTACTCTTGTGCTTCATCAATAATTAATAGGTCTGGCTAGTCAAATCCCTCACCAAGTCCGCCTCTTGACGTTCTTGTTCGGAATCTAACTTCACCACCCCCTTCCTTTAGTAAGGTGATTCGTTCTAATCCAAATTGCTTATGAAAAACATAGTGTTTGTCATAAATCTCGCCCTTTTTATACCTAATAACTTCTGTATATCCCATATTGTCAAGGCATTTTGCAAGGCGGTATGCAGCGGCACTTGATGTTGAAGCTAAGTGGGCCGTGTGAAGAATATGTTCTCCAATATGGATTCCATACAATTCACGCATGATAAGAATCTCACCTTTTCCGTTTCGTCTTGGCACTGCATAACCATACTTTGAATGTGTCCATAGTCCATCTTCGTTGGTTGCTAGAATATTATTAAGTTGTATTTCCTGCCATTCCTGTGCAGTATTGCCAGATTCATTGTATAAGTCAATTGCCATCTGGCCATTTGTCTCTGTGTAAGGAAGTATCACAGATTTTGTGGGAGTCTGACTTCCTAATCTCGCCATAACTCCTCTTTTCTATTAAAAAAGCACTAACCACTACGGTTAATGCTTAATTAATCATTCCATAAAATTTCTACTGTATGCAGTCATCTTTCTGCCTTCATACTGTAATGAACACTTACAATTGTCATGTCGCATAAATACTTCACTGTCAACATTAGGATAAGTGTACTCACCGGCCAAATCACTGCACCAGGTACAACATTTTGAATCAGCTATTCTTATTACGGTTGCCCTTATTCCGGCTCTATGTTGGAAACTAGCGTTTTTCTTAACTGAATCATCAACTACTTTTCTATCAAATGTTTTAACCGGTTCTTCAAGAATCCATGCTATATCATCATAAAAGTTTTCAGAAGATATTCTGTTAATAAAACCCATAACTCTATCTTCATTAAGCTCAGGAACTTGAACCTTTAAACTTATTTTATGTTTAATATTAGTTGCAAATTGAACTTGCTCACAAATTGAAGATATATTTTTATAATCCGTTTCAAGGCTATCTCTTACAACCCTATCAGCTATGTTGAAATACATTTTGCCGTCTGGAAGTTTTGCAGAACTGATTTTATTCTTTAAAACCTTTGCTCTTATATTTCCAACCTCGTTAGCATAAGCATAAGCCTCATTATATGAAGCTGTACCATCTTTGATAGCCTTATCAATTTGTTTTATTTTTTTATTAGCGCCATATTCTTTATAAAACGCTGTTCTGATTTCCTTCAGTAGTGAAGGCGTTATATCTTCCATTGTTTGTATCCTCTATTGGAAGGCCTGTAAGCAATCTAATTGATTTTGCCGTTAACGCATTTGGAACTGCCTGGTTTATTTTGATAATTCCATCACCAAAAGTACTAATTGAAGCTGTATCCATAGCAAATACCGGTTTCCATATTACATTAGTCTCATGGACCATAGAACGCTTATAATTAACTTCATCTCTTAATGAAGCTGCAACAAGTCCGGCATTAAGTATTCCGGACCCAAAAGTCCTTTGACAACCATTTGCTATTACTTCAAGGTTTTCTCTTGCGTCAAGTCCAGCACATTTATCAAATTCTGTATGATATGCTTCAAGCTGTGATAAATAGCTAGATAAAGATATTTGTGTGAACTGGCCGACTGTAGGCTTATCACCGTCACCATCTTTATCAATTGCAAGTATCTGCTTATATGCGTTTTCTAATGTGTCAAACTCTGCATCTTGTGAAAGTCCAACAACATATTTTTGAGGAAACGCTCCAAATTCTCTAGCAACCTCAAGACATGTAATTGTATAACGTGCCTTGTCCTGTATATCCATCAATGCTTTGCTAATACGTGACTGTCCAAATGGTCTACGGTCTGCATCAGGTCTATTGATAATAGGCACTAGTAAAGGGTATCCGGTAGGATTAGCAACATGAATCTCCCCATGTCTTACTTTATCAAAATACACTGTTTCAAATGGTGTGAAATACGCTTCAAGCGTAGGCATACCCATATCATCAGTATCTAATATTGCATACCCTTCTTTTAGTAGAAATGTTGTTGGGTCAAGTACTCCAGTGGCATTTCTTCCATCTATTAACTGTAATTGCACTTCATCATCATTCTTCATCACATAAATGAAGCAGCAGGCACTAATCAAAGCAGATCTAAAAGCAGAATCAAAAAGAATATCCTTATTATTCTGCTGGAATATATCCCACATTCCATAGTTGTCATTTTCTAATGAATCAATAATAAGTCTGTTTGCAAGTTCATCAACTGCCTTTGTACACCATCCAAGAGTTGAATTGTATAAATACTTCTCTTTTGAAGGAACTATTGGCGAAGGGTCCTGTGATTGATTCTTCTGCTCATAGTATTCATATTTTTTTCTAATCCATACCTGCTTGTTTGCAAGTTTTGCTCTTAATAAATCTAGTGACATTTCTTACCTCTTATGGTGTGGTTATCTCTAAAATTGATTTTATTGCAATTAACTGACAAGTTGCATCTGGGAATGTAGTGTTAAGAATCTTGACAACATTTTCCTTGTCTGCTGCTGCCTGTGTTAATTTCTGATAGTCCTCATAAGGAACTGTAACTGTTAAATTCATTTGTTATTCTCCTATATTAAAAGGGGCATCTGTTAAGACACCCCTTGTTTAATAACTAGCACGT